TGAATTGTTTATCATACCAAGAAAAAATTTAAAGATTACTGATGAAGAAGCAAATATCAATCCAGATATGACCGCTGCTAAAATGAAATCAGAATTTAGTAAAACTCTTAAAACGAAAAAAATATCCAGAGTTTTACTCAATAAATTTGTGGAAAGAGTTGCCTAATGACTAACTGCGACATGCTGACGCACCAATTAATTGCTAAACCATTGAAATATAAAGGTTTTAATTTAGCGATTATGCTTGACTTTAACCACATTTTATGATAGGATATAGATATTAAATTATGAAAAACGAAGGAGACTACATTATGTTAAACGAGAAACAACAAAAGTTTGTTGACCTTGCTTCTAAAGAATTTGGTACTGATACCATTACTAGAAAGCAAGTTCAGGAACTTGAAACTAAATTTAACTTAACTGGTAACAGTTGGTTAGTAAATTCAGGAGACTACAAAGTGGGTAGAGGATTATATAAGTTACCAACAAATGGCGTAGTTAACCCTAGTAAGAATATTAAACAAAAATTACCTAAACCTACAAAGGCAGTTGCTGAAACAGTTGAATTAAAAACAACTGCTCAGAATACTGAGAGTTTAGTGCCTAATAAAGAGGCGACCTTTGTATCTTTTGGTAATTACAAAGATATTAAGAATATTGTAAAATCTAAAATATTCTATCCTACTTTCATTACTGGTTTATCTGGTAATGGTAAGACTTTAGGTGTCACTCAGGCTTGTGCTGAGTTAAAAAGAGAATTGATTAGAGTTAACATCACAGTTGAAACTGACGAGGACGATTTACTTGGTGGTTTCAGATTAGTTGACGGTGCTACAGTATGGCATGACGGTCCTGTTGTTGACGCCATGAAACGTGGTGCTTTACTTCTTTTAGACGAAATTGATTTGGCGTCTAATAAGATTATGTGTTTACAACCAATCTTAGAAGGTAACGGTGTGTTCCTTAAAAAGATTGGTAAGTTTGTTGAACCTGCTGAAGGTTTCAACATTGTTGCTACTGCCAATACTAAAGGTAAAGGTAGTGAAGACGGAAGATTTATTGGTACGAATATTCTCAATGAAGCTTTCTTAGAAAGATTTCCTGTCACTTTTGAACAAGAGTATCCTCCTGTAAAAGTTGAACAGAAAATTTTAGACAATGTTATGTCTGCTTACAATTTAAAGGATCCTAAGTTTACGGAGAACCTTGTTAAGTGGGCTGATGTTATCAGAAAAACTTTCTATGATGGCGGTGTTGATGAGATTATCGCTACTAGAAGATTGGTACATATCGTTAATGCTTTCGCAATCTTTAAGAACAAATTAAAAGCTGTTCAAGTTTGTGTAAATAGATTTGATGATGATACCAAAAACAGTTTCTTAGACTTGTATTCTAAAGTTGACGCAGGCGTTAACATGGAAGAATTGTCTGGAAATACCAATGACAATGAGGTAGTAGAAGATAGTAATGTCTAATACGAAACTTGTCCATAATGTAGACCTCGTATCCGTGGGGAGAAATCCCCACGGTGTTTTAGGCGGGTGTGGTATAAAAGTATTACGCCAGTTTACCAAACTGGAGACCCAGGTGCGTTACCTGGCATCCGCTCCAAACAAGGTGGTGATGTAATGACATTAACTGTAATAGTAAAAAACAATAACGTTGAAAAAGCGATTAGGACTTTAAAGAAAAAGGTACTAAAAGAAGGTCTTTTAAAAGAAATCAAACAAAGACAATATTATGAAAAACCTAGTCTAAAGAGGCAACGTAAAATGAAAGAAAACATTAAACGTGCTCAGAAGGCTAAAAAAATGAGAGAAAGGGACCTATGATTAATATAATAAAGAGTTTCATTAGCGATAGTGAAAAAACCAAAACGAAAAAAGGAGTTGTTATGGGAAGAGCTAGAATAGCAAATAGCACTAAATTTCTTAACGCAATGTTAAGAGGTGCTAGTGTATCTTGGACGGATGCACAAAACAAATTTAACTTAAAGAGACCAAGAGCGGTTGTTGATAAGTTAAGAGAAGAAGGTTATTGTGTATACATTAACAAATCTTCAAAAGGTACTAGTTATAGAATTGGTACGCCTTCAAAAGCGATTGTAGCCGCTGGCTTAATGGCGTTAGAAGGACAAGCATACGCATAAATAGTTTATCCAGGCAATTCATAAGACCTGGGTAAGACTTGCCTCTCGTAAATGCAAGTCATTAAGTCTTTTTTACGGTTTTAGACTTGAAAAAACAAAAACCGTACTTATATAAATAATAGTGATACGCCATAGTGGGTATCATTTTTATTAAGTTAACTTGCTAACAAAGGAGTAAACAATGACAAGAAACTTATCTATTTGGAACGATTTAAGACCATTCAGTATAGGGTTTGATAATCTGTTCGACCAATTTGACCATTACTTAGATAATAGGCAAATTTCATTTCCACCATATAACATTGTAAAGGGCAAAGACAGTTTGCATTGGACAATTGAAATGGCACTTGCTGGATATAACAAGGCAGACATTGAAGTGAAATATGCTGATAATATTATCACAATCAAATCAACACACAAAGATGATGACGATAAAGACACAATTCATAGAGGGATTGCTAAGAGACACTTCACAAGGTCTTTTACAGTTGCTGATGACGTTGAAGTGAAAGGTGCTGATATGAAAGATGGTATGTTATCAATTGCATTGGAGAAAATAGTCCCAGAGGCTAAGAAACCAAGAACAATTGATATAGCATAAAAATAGATAGGGTGGCGATTATGCCACCCTAAAACAAATTATATTATGATACAAAATTTATTTTCTACACCAATATACAAAACTAAATTAAATTTAGATACAGTTGCCATTAGAGATTACTGTTTAACTGTACCAACAAATAACTTTGAACACGACCAAGGTGGTTCAAACACACCTGATTTAGAGTTTGATAAACACCCAATATTACATCCACTATTCATGTCTGTTATTGACCATGCTAATAGATTTTATCAGGACCTACAACTAGGTACGAGTAATGTTTATATGACAGCGAGTTGGATAAGTATATGTAAGCACAAAGACTTTAATATGTTGCATAAACACCATACCGCTTTAATAAGTGGTGTTTATCACGTTTATACACCTACTGGTGATATTGTGTTTCAAAATCCAAACCCACATGTTGAGACATTGTGGAATACATCTAACAAACAATACAACGAATATAATTCGCCAACGTGGTCTTTTCCGCCAGAACCAAATAATCTTTATCTATTTCCTTCTTGGCTTGACCACTATGTAAAACCTAATCTATCCAGGGAAACTAGAGTGGCGATATCTTTTAACTTAAATGAAGCTTGACAAAACGATTAAATTATGATAGGATATAAAAATGAATTATAAGTTTAAAGAAAAAGAAATTATGCAAGACGTAATGAATTACATAGATGATACTTATGGTAGTCACTATGCTCAATCAAAACGTCAAGCAACTGAAATCATTATTGACCAAGGACACGGTACTGGTTTCTGTATGGGTAATATTTTAAAATATGCTCAACGATATGGCAAAAAGGATGGCAAGAATAAAAAAGACCTTATGAAAGTTATTCATTATGCCGTAATACAATTGTCCCAAGACCATTACAAGAATGAAAAATCTGTGTATGAATCCTTGAATGATGATATGAAACAATATGATTTGTGGAATACAAATACAAGTAAAACAGCACCATTACGTTCTGTAATGTCTGAAAAATATAATAAGGAGAATATATAATGCAACTAAGTGAAAGTACAAAAGAGATACTTAAAAACTTTTCTGAGATTAATCCTAACTTAATGATTACTCCAGGCAAGCAAATTAAAACAATCTCAACAATGAAGAATATTCTTGCTACTGCTCAAGTAAGTGAAGAATTTCCACAAGATATTGCTATCTATGACTTAAACGAGTTTCTAGGTGTGATGTCTTTATTTAACAAACCTAAATTTGCCTTTGACGATAAGTCAATGACAATGCAAGAAGAAGGTACATCAACTAAATCTAAGTATTTCTTTGCTGATGCTTCTATACTAACTGTTCCACAAAAAGATGTAAAAATGCCAGAAGCAGAGGTAAATTTTACATTAACTGAAACAGATTTAACTAAAGTAAAAAAGGCAGCTTCAATGTTGCAACTACCTGATATTTCTATATCAAGTAAGGGTGGTGATATTAACTTATCTGCTATTGATAAGAAGAATGATACTGCTAATAACTTTAGTATTAAAGTAGGAACAAGTGATAAAACATTTGATTTTCATTTCAAAACTGAACATTTAAAAATGTTGCCTGGTGACTATAATGTTTCTATCTCATCTAAACTAATATCTAACTTTAAACACAAAACAAAACCTGTTGAATATTGGGTTGCGTTAGAGAATACAAGTAAGTATACTGGTTAATTAGATGAGGTTTTATTATGGAAAATTTTTTATGGGTAGAACAATATAGACCTACCACAATTGACGAATGTATCTTACCAACTGAGGTTAAGAATACATTTAAACAAATAGTTAAACAAGGCGAAATACCAAATCTATTATTATCTGGTACTGCTGGCACAGGTAAAACTACAATTGCGAAAGCATTATGTAATGAACTTGATTGTGATGTAATGATGATTAATGGTTCAGATGAAGGTCGTTCCATTGACATTGTAAGAAATCAAATTAAGAACTTTGCCAGTACAGTTTCACTAAGCGAAACAAATAAACCTAAAGTAGTTATTGTTGACGAGGCAGACTATATGAATGCTGAGTCCGTTCAACCTGCATTAAGAAACTTTATTGAAACGTTTAGTAATAACTGTAGATTTATCTTTACATGTAATTACAAAAACAAAATTATACCTGCCATTCACAGCAGATGTACTGTAATTAATTTTTCTATACAGAAAAAAGATAAAGAAAAACTGGCAGGACTATTTCACAAAAGACTATCCACAATACTAGAACAAGAGAACATTGAGTTTGACCCTAAAGTATTGGCAGAATTAATTATTAAATTCTATCCAGACTTTAGACGTACTATCAATGAACTACAACGTT